ATCTGACTACGAACGCCAACAAAGAGAGTTCGCCAAAACACGCTACGGACATCTATCAAACCTGCTAGACCAAGGCATGACATTAGAAAGCATCGCATCCGCATACCAAACCACAGCATCAAGACTTCTGGAACGCAACATCAATGACATCGATATGTCCACAGGCGCATTCGAACAGGCTGTATCGTTCGGCGAAGAAGGCAAAAAACGTTTAATGACAAACAGCGAATGGGAAAAACTATTACGCTCCGACCCACAATACGGTTGGGAAAGAACCAGCAACGCTAAAGATGAAGCACGGGCTTTGTCGGCTAATATTGCCCAAGCGTTCGGAAAGATTATCTAATGTCAATGACACCAGAAGACCTACAAGCCCTATCTGAAGCACGTGGTCGCCCCATCACGGCACCTACCCGCGATTTTACTGCCGAAATCGCTGCTGCTTACGCACCAAAAGAAGCGGCTTACGGTCTAGGCAGACAACCTGTTAGGGAAATAGAAACAGAAAATCAAGTACCAGTCAGACCAACTAGTCGTGCAATCTCATTTTTGCCACCAGGCGACGGTGAAACAGCCACAACAATCCTCACCAACACCCTCAAATTTTATGGGCTAGACGACCCAGAACTAGTCAACGAAATCCGTGCAGCACTCGCAAACCGAACCATCACAGGCTCATCAAGCATCGACGAAATCGGTATCCAACTACGAGAATCACCAGCATTCAAACGACGATTCGTAGCAAACGAACAACGCCGAGCAGCAGGCAAACCCGTCTATTCTGTGAGCCAACTACTCCAACTTGAATCACAATACCGAAGAAACCTACGAGACTCAGGAATGCCAGCAGGGTTCTACGACGACCCGACATCACTAACAAACTTCATTGTCAACGATGTCTCCCCAGACGAAATCTTGGCACGAGTAACACAGGGCTATCAGGCTGTACGCAACGCCGACCCAACCGTAGTCAACGAACTAAAAACGCTATACAACCTCGATGACGGCTCAATCGCAGCGTTCTTCCTAGACCCACAGAAAGCCCAAGACAACATCCTGCGTGCCGCCAGAGCCGCTGAGGTTGCCGCTCAAGCCCGCAAACAGGCAGGCATAGCCTTAACAGCCACATCCGCCGAACAACTAGTCCGCCAAGGTGTAAGCGAAGCCCAAGCAGAAGCAGGGTTCACCACCCTCAGACAAGAAGAAAGTCTATACAGACCATTGATGGGCGAAGAAGCCTTAACCCAAGAAGAAGCCATCGCAGGCACCCTCGGCACAAGCGCACAAGCAGCCCAACGAGTAGGCACACGCAAACGACGCCGCCGAGGAGAATTCGAAGCAGGCGGAAAAGTCAACCTACAAACAATCGAATAACAAGATAGTTGACAACACCAAACAAGGTGTGTAATATCGAACGTGATACGAAAGTAGGAACCTACACAGGAACCCCCCAGCCTGTGTGGAGCAATTCGGGGTGACAAATCAATAGCAGCCATCACATACCTCTGATGTGATGTGGGCAGAAACGGAGAGTGCCATATGTCAGAGTTTGACAACTACGACAGCGAAGACCAGATAGAAGAATCCGAAACCCGAAACCCAGTTAGGGCAAGGATGAAGCAACTGGAAAAGGAAACCGCAGAACTGCGAAAGCAAGTAGCGGAAGCCGAAGCAGCGAAACGAGAATTAGCATTTGTTAAAGCAGGTATCGACCCGCTTCAACCGATGTCAAAATATTTCGTTAAAGCATACGACGGCGAACTTGACCCAGAAGCAATCCGTCAGGCTGCTGTAGAGGCGCAATTGATTAGTCCACCCCAGAACCAACCATCTGCGGATGAGATGCAAGCATGGCAGCGAACCAACAAAGTCGCCGCTGGAAGCCAAACATCTCAACCACCAGTTGACTGGACACGCAGGTTGAACGAAGCAACTTCGCCACGAGAAGTAGAACAAATTTTGTCTGAGGCACGGGCAGCACAAGAAAACTAATATCCCCCTCAAAACAAAAGGAATAAATAATCATGGCAGGCGAAACCCAACTCTCGTCTCTCTCGGTAGACCAGGTAGCATTCGACCGTCTTGCGTACTTCGCATTGCGTTCAGAACTCCTCTTCGACCAAGCAGCAGACGTACAACCAGTACAACAGGCAATGCCTGGAACTGGTGTCACATTCACCATCTTCGCAGACATTTCGGCAGCGACATCAACGCTGAACGAAGTAACTGACGTAACACCAGTAGCGCTCTCAGACAGCCAGGTAACTGTAACTCTGAACGAATACGGTAACGCAGTTGTAACAACAGCGAAGTTGCGCGGAACAGCATTCACAGATGTTGATTCAGCAGCAGCAAACATCATCGGATACAACGCAGGCGATTCAATCGACCAAGTTATCCGTGAAGTTCTCGCAGCAGGAACCAACGTCGTTTACGCCACAGGTGGCACAACAACCCCAACCAGCCGAGAATCAATCTCAACAGATGACATTCTTCACGCTGACGATGTTCGCAGAGTTGTTGCACAACTTCGTGGAGCAAACGTAGCAACCTTTAACGGTTCTTACATGGGCTACATCCACCCAGACGTGTCGTACGATTTCCGTTCGAACACAGACGTATCAGCATGGCGCACACCAGCGAACTACGTAAACCCAGAAGGTATCTACAATGGCGAAATCGGCTTGTTTGAGTCGGTACGTTTCATTGAGACACCACGAGCCAAAGTGTTCGCAAACGCTTCAAACGGAACCAGCACAACTGGTACGATTGATGCCTACTGCACACACGTAATGGGTCGTCAGGCTCTTGCTAAGGCTTACGCAACACAAGACGGTAACGGCGCTGTACCAAAAATCGTTCGCGGTAACGTGACCGACGTTTTGATGCGCTTGCAACCAGTCGGTTGGTACTGGCTTGGTGGCTACGGTCGCTTCCGCGAGGCTTCGCTTCGTCGAATCGAATCGGCATCATCAATCGGTTCTAACTAGTAGCACTTAATAAGCGACAGCCCCCTGCTTCGGCGGGGGGCTTTTGCTTTTGCTATACTCGTCACGTTGAAAGGTTTATATGTCTATTTCGAACTACGCTGAAAACAAAATTCTTGACCATGTAACAGGCGAAGCCGCTTGGACTATGCCAACAACTGTTTATGTGAAACTTCATACAGGCGACCCTGGTGAGGCTGCAACATCAAACGCTGCATCAGAAACGACACGTAAGGCGGCTTCTTGGGCGGCTGCGTCTTCTGGTTCTATTGCGACCGATGCAACCCTTGAATGGACTAACGTTGCGGCTACAGAAACAATTACGCATTGGTCTTTGTGGGATGCTTCAACTGCGGGTAATGCTTTGTGGACTGGTGCTTTGTCGTCGTCTGCGGCTGTTACTGCTGGCGATACTTTTCAGATTACTTCCCTTACTCTGTCCCTCGATTAGTCGTAGGGGGTAAACCCTATGGCACAAACAGCAGTTACTGGTTATGCAGAACCGTTTGTTGACACACACCCGTTTTATCGTGGCACATACTTTCGTGTAGTTACACGCACAGCGACAGGCGCTGGTGATGGCACATCATCTGTGGCGCATGGCGCATCACAAACACGTTTAGGTCAACTCACCGATTTTAGTTTCCCGTATCTTACGGGTGGTCGTTTCTATCTTGGTGTTCGTGCAGTTATTACTGTTACCGCAACCGCTTCAGGTTTAGGTACTGCTTCTTCTTTAGCAAATGTTTTGCGTCAACGCCAAGCAACAGGTTCAGGTACAGGCACAGGTACTGCGACACGTATCGCTGTTGCTGTCCGCACCGCCACAGGTTCAGGCGTTGGCACTATGGATTCGACAGGGTTGCATATCGCACCACGAACCGCCACGGGTTCAGGCACAGGCACAGCAACAGTTGTTGGGGTGCTCATCCCTGTTCGCACCGCTACAGGTTCAGGTGTCGGGTCTGGTACAGGTGTCGACATAGTTGTAAGTGTCCGAACTGCCACAGGTTCAGGCACAGGAACAGGCACAGGTGTCTGGTTGTTGACATCTATCCGTACCGCTACAGGTTCGGGTACAGGCACACAAACAGGTGTTGGGGCA